TCGAGCCGCGACCTGATTCTGAGTACGATCAGCCAGAAGGTTGCAGGCGCTTTCGTGATGGAGACCGGCGTCGCCAACGCCGTGATCGATAACACCGCCATTGATAATTACTTCGGCGCAGGCTGGATGGCGGGCGATTCATTCCATCACCAGGCGGGCAGTTACTACAATCTGTGGGAAGGCAATATCGGCACAATCCATATCGAAGACGATATCCATGGCACGGCCTTCGCCAACACAACGTATCGCGATTACTACTCCGGCGCCGATCCAGCCGCGATCGCGCGCAACGGGAACACTTTGTCCAGTCTGGGCCAGGTCACGGCGCTGGTCGAAGCAGCGTATGCGCGCTACGCCAATGTGGTCGGAAATGTGCTGGGGAACACGACAACTTATGGCGGCGTCCAGCCGGAGACCATATACCAGTCGTCGGCCTCCTCGACGACCAGTTGCGGAGCGGGCAGCAGCGGGTACATTTACACGCTGGGATTCTCTGACCAGAATGGGACAGCCTATTCTCCCGCTTGCCTGAGCACCTCCAACATCGTTTACAACGATCTGAACGTCGCGACGAGCCTCATGCGCTGGGGCAACTGGGATGCAGTGAATGGGTCGGTGCAGGAAAATTCCAGCGAGACGGGGTCAAGCGCTGCGGTCTACCCTGGGTTGTCTTCGCCGACGACCACGTTTCCGGCCAGTCTGTTCTTCTCCTCGCAGCCGAGCTGGTGGAGCTGCTATGGGGCCGGGTCGTGTCCGTGGCCTGGGATCGGGCCTGATGTGACAGGGGGGAATATATCGGGCACAGGAGGACACGCCAATCTCAATCCGGCGCAAGCCTGCTACCTGAATCAGATGGGCGGCTCACTGAACGGATCGAGCGCTCTGCTGACGTTCGCTCCGCCATCCTGTTACGCAGGAGGCTCGACTCCGACTTTGCCCGCATCGACCCTCAGCCCATCAAGCGGCACTTACGCCACAACCCAGACGGTGACGACCTCGAATTCGGTATCAGGAGCCGTGCAATGCGTGACGACGGACGGATCTACGCCCACGGAAGTGGGCAATGCGTGCTCGGGCGGCACAACCTTCACGTACACGACGCCCCTCACGGTCGCATCGACCACCACGATTCGCGTACTGCCCACCAAGAGCGGCTACTTCGATGGGCCGATTGCCGGCGGCGTCTGGACTATCTCTACTCCCACCTTGACCGCGCCCACATACTCGCCCGATGGCAATCTGACCGGCGACGGATACTTCTTGTCGAATCCAACCGTCACGATGTCGGGGACCAATAGCCCCGTCTTTTGCTACACCACGGATGGCAGCACGCCCGCTGCAGCGACTCCGGGGACATGCTCTCACGGATCTACATATAGCGCGCCTTTCGCTCTGGCCATCACTACAGGCGGCGTGCAACTACAAGCGCTCGCCACCAAATCGGGGTACCTGAACAGCCCCGTGACCAGCTCGACGTACTCGCAGCGCAATATCATCGTCCACAGCCATAGCTCATATAACGGCGGCGTGACAGTGCAAAGCTCGATGGCGACGACCGTTACGGCCAGCGCAGGCGACGGCATCGAATGCGGCGTGGTGTTCGGTAATTCCACTTCGACCGTCGTTGTCACGGACAACTTGAATACCGGCAACTACGCGGTATCCGTGCCGGTGCACTATAGCTCCGGGACGTCGGCCAGCGTGGGCAAATTCTATATGACGAACGCCGCGGCCGGATCTACGACCGTGACAGCCACCTTCAGCTCGCCGGCGCAGTATGTCGGCATGGCTTGCAGGACGCTGACGCCCATCTCGGCGGGAACCTTCAGTTCTGACCCGTCCGCCGGTCCTACGCCGCCATCGGTCGACCAGACGACCGCTAACCCGTCGACAGGCGGGGCGACCCCTTCAGGGTCCAACCGATTCATCTCCTGCGATCTGGTGACAGCCTCCGGGTCCGCTACGGCCGGAGCCGGCTATTTCTTGGGTGACGCCATACCCGGCGGTCCCAACCTGTTCCGCGAATACCAGATTCAAAGCGCGGCCGCATCCGCCAACTGCCCATATACGGCGTCGGCCGGCGCAACCACGGATCAGCAGATCGGGTACTACTTCAACACGTCTTCGAACTTCTCGCTCAGCGTATCGACCTCCGGCACGGGCGCAGGGACGATCACCGGATGCGCGGGCTCTTACGCTTCGGGCGCTCCATACTCCTGCACGGTGACGCCGGCGGCGGGATCCGTGGTGGCTTCCGTGACCGGGTGCAACGGCCAGAGCGGCACGATGCCGAGCAATAACTGCACCGTGGTCGCCAGCTTCACTTTGGACACGTTCACGCTGACGGCAACCACCAATACCGGCACGGGCGCGGGATCGCTATCGCCATCGATCTGCTCGAACGGAACGTACAACTACGGTTCTGCCGTGACCTGCATCCCATTGGCGAGCAGCGGCTCCTACTTCGCGGGCTGGACGGGCGGAAGCTGCTCGGGAACCACCTCGCCCTGCAATTTCACTCTCACGGGCAACGCGACTGTCAACGCGGTATTCAATCTGCTGCCGCTCGCGCCGCTGAACCTCAACGGGCTTATCACGCAATCGGGCAGTATCCAGAACCAATGAAAGGCCGGCCATGAAGTATCTACTCCTGTTTCTCGCCTTGGCTCCCGCTGTACTGGCGCAGACGACGCCGGTTCCAGTATTGGGCCCGGCCAACACCATCACCGTAAAGTGGACCCCGCCTCCGGCGCAGAGCGGCTTGACCCTTAATGGGTACACCGTCACCCTCACGCCGCCCCTTGGAGCGACTACCGGCCCCGTCACGCTCGCGCAGTGCTTGGCAGGATCGACGGCCAACTGCATCGCTACGGGAGCCTCCACGGTGGTCTGGACGGCCAGCGGTGGGCTCTATGAGGGATCATGGGGGATAAGCGTCGTCGCCAATTACACCAATTCGCTCGGCAACGCCGTAGCCAGCCCGCCTGCCACAGACACAGTGCTGTACGCGCCTGCGGTGACCGTGGGGATCGCTCCCGGCGGCGTGACAGCGCAGTTCTCATCGACTACGCAGTAAGCGGAAAATAAGCAGTGGGGAAGTGAGTTCGCAGGGCCCAGGAGGGACAGTGACCGATGACTGGGGGCGGGAGATTGCGGAAGTAAGAGGCGAAGTGAGAGCCCTCACCGGCCGCGTCAGCAAAGTCGAAAAGTGGGTTGAGAAAGATTCGCCGGAGTTCCACAGGAAGATGGAGAGCTTTGTTAATCGCTACGAAGGCGCTGAAGAGATGCGCGAGAAGCTGGCCAAGCAGCGGCACCTGGAAAACAGTGACCGATTGAATCGGATCGAAGTGGAAGCGGCCAGAGGGACGTCGCGCTCGACATTCTGGGGCGTAATTGTGGCGTTTCTGATGCTCCTGACAACGATCTTCATGGCCTTCGTTGCTTACAAGGCGGCCACGCACGCCGAAGTCAGCCCGGCCAATTATTTCCATACATCCTCGCCGAATCCCGTTTATGCTGATACCAACAAACAGGACACTGGCCTGCCGCCTAGTTATCAGATGAAATGAGGTTGAATTATGGGCAACAACCCCGCACCGCCTAATCCGAATCTGCCTGATCCAACAGGATCACCTTACCCGCCAGGAACGCCAGGAGGACCGCCTGAGCCACCGCAGCCTGCGGTCGAGCGCCCTGGTCAGCCCAAGAAGAAGTCATGAAGACTCCCAACATTAATGCGATCGCGCTGATTACGCTTCTGATGTCCGTCGTCCTGATGGTCTATCTATTCGCTGGGTCACGCAATGATCCGAGCCTCAGAATTGCGGCTCTGGTAGCGGGCACCGGCCTTGTGTCGGCTCTGGCTGCGATCGCGTCCACCATTCTTACCGGCAAGGATTTGACGAAGGGGCGCGATCCTGCCGACATGCCGCCCAACACTGTCACAACCGATACGTCTACCGTGAAGGTGGGGCCAGTACCCCCGGACCCGAACCCGAAGTAGGAGCGCCATGCAACCCGAACGAAAAGGGAAATTCGCGTTGGTCGGTCCGGTTCCTGGCGGCGCGGACTGGTGGCAGATCAACGATCTAGAAAAGATGTACGCGATCGTCAGCGTGCAAGCATCGTTTCCCCACGCGGAAGAAGTGATCCGATTCGCGTGGGCGCAGATTCCAGAAACAGGAAAAGGAGAAATTCATGTGCAAGATTAACGCCGCAACTATCGCCGCTGACGGCCAGGACGTGGGTAACGCGCTCGAACAACTCGCCACACAACCCGGCATCAGTTCGGCCATCGCCGCTGACCTGACCTCTGCCGCCAAAGGCATCATCTCGGCAACCTCTAACTGGCAGGAAGGCAGCCCGACAGCCGTACTGGAAGACGCTGAGAACGTCGCGCTGACCGCGCTTAACCTGATTCCGCTCACCGCTCCATTCGCCGGAGCCGTCGCAATCGCGTTTGCAGGGCTCAACCTGCTCTTGGCGAACACGAAGACACAGACACAGCAGGCCACCGCCCCCACGGGTATCCAACGCGCCCTGATCGTCGCGCATGCGGCTCAGGAGAATCCGACCAACAGTCCGTGGTACGGAAAAGCGGACATCGCTCATCATGGCGACTTCCGCAAGGGTCTTAGAGAAGCATGGGCGAAGGAAGCTGAAGCGCATCCCGAGCTTGGCCTGAAGCCTCTGCCGGCGTAATCTTTTGGTTGACCAATTTAGGGCTCGCTCGGCAATGACGCGGAGGGCGAGCCCGCTTTGTGTGAGGAGAGAATATGTGGCAGTACATGCAGAGCACCGGCCATCTCATCGACCCTACCGGCGCCACGATCGGCACAGGCTATAGCGGCCGCGGCTCCGGGCTTAATTCGCCTGATGCGGAAGACCTGACCGACGTAGGCCCATGCCCGCGCGGATTGTGGACCATCGGCGCATTCTTTGACGATCCAGGCGGGAAGGGTCCGCTCGTATGCCATCTGACGCCACAGGCCGAGACGGAGACGTTCGGGCGCTCAGGATTCATGATCCACGGAGATAATGCGCAGGCTAATCACACGGCTAGTGAGGGCTGTATCGTGCTCGCGCACGATCTACGCGCCGCTCTCGACGCGAGCGCGGACAGGCTGCTTGAGGTGATCTGATCACTGCGGGCCGATATAGCCTTCGGTGTTGGTGTAGGGGTCGGGTGCGGGCTCCCTGGTAGATAGAGTGGCGCGCCAACGGTCCACTTCCGCCGAGCCTATCTGTGGCTGGTAGCCCGTGCTGTTCCCGTAGTAGCACAAAGGCCCATTGGTCACTCTCTCAGCGATGCCCGCTAGAATTCCCTCTAGCTCTGCGATTCTGGCTTCTAGTGCGGAGAGGGCCTGCTGGTGATCCTTGAAGCGCACCCACTCGCCTTTATCGTAAGAAGAGATGGAATCGCTGCCGTAAATTGAGTATCTCTGTATCGTCATTTCGACTCCAGTTTGAATGCTGGGTTGGTAAGGGTAGGTTCCAGGTTGCCGATGCGCTCCAGGTAGCCGTCATGCTCATCCACCACGTGCATCGCCTGTGCTCGGCAATCCTCGAATCCCAGCCGATATTTGTCCGCGACGGCCTGCTCTGCCTTGGCTATGCGGTCGGCCACTGCATCCAGCGTCGAAGAAAATACGCTCCAGTGCATCACGTCTGTTTCCCAATGATTTTCGCGAAACAGCCGCGCGTAAAATCGCAGGTTTGATACATCGATTCTGTTCTGCTCAGTTTCCGGTATATTCATGGTTCTGTTGCCCACCTTTGGTGGGGCGAGCGGCACAAACTTCTTGCAATTACACGCTCCACCCAGGCACCCGTCATGGGCCGAATGCAGACCTTCGCTGTGGCCACAAGTCGCACACCACTTCCGAGTCTCATCCATTCCGTTGCTCATGGTTCCCGCTTTCTGCGTTCATACAACTTGGGGATTACCCAGTTTTCATAGATCGCACCAGCCAGAAACAGGCCGATCAAGAAACACGCGAAAGGCTCGCTCATCTCTCTTATTTCTCCATAGTTGGCACGCGCGGATCACCAATCGGAAATTCGAGCTTGTTCCAGTAGTAGACATAGCGGGCGCACTCTATTCTGCCACCGTATTGGTCGTAGGAGGTCTCACCTGTCTTCTCTTTAAAGTGATCTAGGCGATAGATTTGACCATCTTCACCAAGCGCCCAAAGCTGCTTGCCTGCATCAGCTACAATTTGCGTGAATTTCACTTGCATTTCTCCTCAGTTGCGATGGGAGGCCGCACGCAGTATCTCGTCGGCTTCTGTATCTTCCCTTTCTCGTTCTTCAGGCGCCATCTTTTCGCGAGCCTCCTCGATGGCATCGAAGGCGGCATTCACCTCACTTTTCGGCGCCGGTTGCGCGTTGAATCGCCGGGTGCGGGGGCTACGCCGGATCAATGAGCGCAATCAGTTTCTTGATCATGTTGCGCACTGCGGGACTCTTGACTTCGCGAATCATCTTGGCGATCTTCATCGCTACCTCGAAGCCGTGCATAACTTCTTCGTGCGGTGCTGCGCCGTAATCCTTTGCCATCTCTCTTTTCCCCCTTCCCCCTAGCCTCTTGCTCCCATATCCGAGTCGTGCACGTAATCGTCATTCTCATCGGTGTCTTCGGGAGTTATCTCTTCGGCCCGCGCCTCGCTCATAAAACTGAAGGCCATATCTGCATCAATCAGAGCTTGTCCCTCATCCTCTGCCTCGACCTCGGTCTCCCATGAAACCGAAATTATCCACTTCCGCATTTCGTCCCCCTTCCCCCTAGCAGGCGCTAGGATGTTGTGCTGGATTGGAGTTTCCATCCTGAACCGGCACGGTCCGTCTCCCGTACCTCGATTGCCAATAGCCATAGTTCGCTAAGATTCTGTCGAATGTACTCGACGATGTTTTCGCAAGTCGGGTTTTCTAGGCCCGGAACGTCGTTGAGTGTCCGATGGTCCAGGCCCATGATTACCGGATCGGCGATGTCTTTGATTTCCGCATAATCAATAATCCAGCCAACCTCATTGACTTCGCCGGTTATTTCAAGGCGAATCTGGTAGCGGTGACCGTGCATGTTATGGCACTTATGATCTTTGGGAACCCGCGGTAGCCAGTGAGCGCAGTCGATTGAATACTCAAGGAACACGTACTGCATGAATGCCTCCAAACATCTCGCTTTGTACGACCCGCTTACGCTGGCCGGTAGATTCCTCCAAATAGGCCCGAAGTCCGCGATATTGCACCTGATCTCCTCGCATCCATCCTGTGCCGTCTACGCTTTCAGCTCCGGCGTCATGGCACTCCCAAAGACGCCTATAAGTGTTGACTCTGCCCACGTGAACACGCTTAAACTCCCGACACCATATGGGAACCGTCTTCCACTTCCACTCCGTGGAGCCTCCGACAAAAACCACACTCGCATCGTTCGGCACGTCTTTTGTGGTCATGCCGTCCTGGACTGCGAATGCAAGAGGCCACCCATACTTAGCGGCGCGTGAGGCGTACATTTCCCAACGGCGAAGCGTCCTAATCCGGTCCCCAACCACGTCAGGGATTAGACACCAAAGGGGATTCTGCCCACTCAGGTGAGCCCAATACAGCAACTCAAACCATCCCGACTCTTGCCAGTCGTCATCATGGCCGTATGCCCCATTGTCCAGTCCGTAGGGAAGAAACTCTTCTGGGCCACGCTGCGCTCCGGGGGAATAGAGATGCCCTATCTTCCCCTCAAATTTGCCTGCCAAGTAGCCGACCTTGACCCCGGTATTATTGGCAACCATCACGAGCAAATTGCACCATTTTCGTCTGCCACGCTTCCTCCTGTTCCTCAGTGGGGCCGATTAGGGGCTACCGCGATTCCCCAGCACAAAGCGTTATCTCTTGAGCGGGTGTGGCAATTTCTGTCATGCCTGGAAGGCGGCAACCGAAATCGCCATCCGTGTGTACGAACTTATGGTTGAAGAGGAGTTTCTCTTCTAGAGAAGCTAGACGCACCACGCCGCTGCACCACTCGCATATCCATGTAGGCTCATCCATTCCGTTCTGTCCTCCTTGTGGTTCCCTCAGTGCGCATCATGCGCCCACCTTGCTCGAAACCGAATCGCGATACACGCGCATGACGGCCAAAACCTCATCGTGCACCGTATGCGGCCGGCGATTGAGCACCCCCGCCAGAGCCATTACCGACCCGCTGGCGCATCGCGGGCACGAGGTGAGCGAATTCCCTATCGCATCGCAATCGACGCAGAGAGCAGCCGTTTCCAGCGAAAAGAAGGTCATCCTAGCAGCGCCTGCACATCTTCGGTCGAGCGGGCCACGATGTACCAATGGCCATCGTCCTCAACCTGCTTCTGAAACGAATTCTGAAGCGGTGACTGCTTGCCCTTTTCGGCCTTGCATTCGATCCAGCACGGAATTGCAGTCCAACGTCCTGCCTGTTCGACGTGAGGAAACGCCAACACGTCTGCCATCCCAGGCGTTCCGAATCGCATGAACCGCTTCTTCCCGTTGTGCTCTGCCGACATTGCACCGGTGTTCATGCGGAAGGCGAGGATATGCCTGACGGCGAGCCAATCGAGTATCGCCGCTTGTACCGCTGCTTCGCCAGTCTTCTTCATCATTCCCTCTCACGCCCGCCGGCGGGTGGCAATTTGCATCATATTGTCGATGCGCTCGGATGTAGCATCGAACTTCGGCGGCGGCATATTCACTGCTTTATTTCTACGGACCGCACGCTTCTGCCGCGGCCAGCCCACAGGCAAGTGCGTGTATCGTTTGCCGGACTCTGCCCGCAGCAAGAGAACTCTCCGCGCTTCATCGGACCGGCACAGGCACAACTGGCGCGTCCCTATGAGCCGGACAACCTTCTCGCTCACTCCGAATCGTTCTGCGAATGCGGGCGCTATACATGTCCATTGATCCGGCTTGGGGCCTGCCTTGTTCTGCGTGCGCTCGGCGGTCATGCCATCTTCTTTCTGCGGTCAATGAGCGTCATTGTCATTCCCTGCCGTTCATACATCGCTTTGTGGTTTTTGCATACATCAGAGGCGCCGAGATCATAACCATTCTTTTCGCAGGCATAGCGCCGAGCTGGGCGATCACAGAGACAAATCAGCTTATTCTTGCCAAACGATAAGGCGACTCGACAGCGCAATCCCTTTCCATTTGGTTTCGGCCTCTTACCCCACATAATCATCCTTTCCAAACATCTCGCGCCTGCGAGTGGAGATCAGGCACGTTTTTCTTTCTCTGCTACGTGAATACGATATGAACGACAATCTTGCAGCCATGCCTTGAGCGGATAATTAGCCACATTCTGATCGTGATATTCAATCAGCATTAGAGCCGTGTCTATTTCCCGAACGCCTGACGTGTGATCCGCGTATTCCGATGCCGCATTCTGCAATATCGGCATCCAAGTGGGACAAGCGCCGAATTCTCGAGATGCGGCTCGGATTAGCTTGTCGATCGCATCCATGTAAACCTCCAAAAGGAGCCCGAAAAGACACACTGCGCCCTATTTTCTAAGTACTTAACCGCTGTGTACTTAGGTATTACAATGCTTGATTCCTGAGGGCTTGAGCACACGAAAAGCAAGGGCAACATGCTCCTCGTGCGAGCGAATGCGGTATGCCGTCATCCGTCGGGTCTCGCGTTTCGACCTACTAAGCTCCACGTTTGCGCTGACTCTTTCAAGCCAGTGCCCTATCGACACAGGAGCGGGTATAGGCACCCACAGGGCTGCCGGATCATCTCCGAGGTTCAATCCTCGTTGATCGGATACACGAGCGGCGGATAATACTGCGAGAGGAAAAGCAGTGCCGATTTGTCGGGAGTGCGTTTCATTCTCAAGAATCGTCGCAACCGCAGTATTGCAAAACGCATCAGAGAATGCAAGAATCATTTTGCGGGGGTGATATTCCCTCCGTGGTTCCATTCTCGATTCGTCGCGGTTTCGATTTGGCACCCCCGCACTCCTCATCCCAACCCCCTACACACACCACCCAAGCTGTCCGAGAATCACTGATTCGGCGGCTCATCGGCATGTTTGCACTTCATGTGGCGAGCCAGTTGCGAAAATGTGCGGTTGCAATGTGGACACATGCCGGCATTGACGCGCTTCTTCACTCTCTTCAATTCTTTGTCAGCGCGAGCCCTGGCGTTCTCGGCGTCGATTCGCATGGACCGTTCCATCTGCACACGCTGTTGCTCGGCTTCCAACTCTTTCTGCTTGTGGGCCAGTTGTTTCCTGACCTTGTCGGCCTCCGATTCACTCCAGCCGATAGAATGCCCATTCGGGCAGTGGATATTTCCTGCGTGGAAGCGGCGATTAGCCATGATTGTTTCGTCAACCGCGAACACGGTCGCACACACGCAGCAAGTGGTTTCTTCGAGTACGATCTTCTTTAATGCGTATCCCATACCCTCATTCTCCTCTGCGCGAATTGACCCGCGCGGCTACTTGATCGTGAGCTCATCCAGGTACTCGTGATATGCGCGATCGGCGTCCAGCATGCGATCTTCTGCTTTGGAATTGGCTTCTACAGCCTGAAACCAGTTCTCGCGCAGTTTCTCAAGATGCGCAACTTGCTCAATCGTGAGAAAGCCGGCAGATCGCGCCGCCGTCTTCTCAACCTCAGGCTTAGACCGCTTCGTCCCCGCATCCGATCGCGTGCGGCGCGGTTTCGTGATTTCTGCCGGCACACCTGCCAGCACCGCGTTCCCCATAATCTCCGCGACGCGATCCTTGCTCCGCTCCAGAATGGCTTGCTCCTCGGTCATATCGTCCTCATTTCAGTCCTGCAAAATCTTCGTCCGTCAACCACGCTTCTGGCGGCGTGTCGTCTTCTTTCTCTTCTTCAGGCGCGCTGGCTGCCGGCAGATCGAAATCGCCTACCGTATCGCGCAGTTTCTGAATCGCGAGATCGATCTGGAAGTTGAATCCTTCGACCGCGCCCTCAAGCGCCAGAACGTCGGCCTGCGACCATTCGAACCGGATCACCATCAACTGAAGCGGCTTCGGAACGAACGGGCAGAACGAGCAGAAGTCAACCCACTTGCGCCTTGTCACAGCGAGAAAGGCGCGAAGCTGCGGCAAGTGCTCCTGCGGGATGCAGCCGCCCAGAATCCAGTCCAGATGCGTTCCCGGCTTCGGGCATTTGAGTTCCAAGCCACCATCGTCGCCTACTAAGCCGTCCGGGCTCACGATGAAGTTCTCGATCTCGTCGTGCTCGGCGTACCCGATCTGCTCAACCATGACGCCTTCCTGGGACTCGTAGGCGGCGCGGCCCAGAGGCTCTCGCTCGATTCCCTCCGTCATTTCCCGGCTTACGTAGCGGTCGGACGTGATGATGCCCGTCAACCGCTCGGCCAATTTCTCCCGGGAGTAAGTGCGGCGCTTGGCTCCCTGCACGCCGTTTTTGGTGAAATCGAGCACAGCGGCCATTGCCGAGCCTGATACGCGCCCCACATGGGCCTGAAGCCACTCGGCGCCCGGCGTGCCATCTGCGTGGTGCTGTAGGCAGTGATGGATCTTCATAGCGAGGCCAGCCTCTTGTCTTTCTCGGCGATAAAGGCGCGGATCGCCGCCGCATCGCCGATCTTCTCAGCCGCCCCGATCGCAGCAAGATAGCACTTCTGCAGTTCGCCTTTGTTCGCTGCGCCGCGGATGTTGTCAATGTGCGCGACGTGCTCCTGCTCGGCCAAGGATGCCAACTTAGCGTTTCCGCCAGCCGCGTTGCCGTCATCGTCCTTCTCTTTGAAGCGCAGGTTAAAGATCATGTTTTTCAGATACCGCTTCCCGTGAGTGATGGCGCTTCCTGTGGCGTGAGTACGGGTCATGACGCCTCCGCCCTTGGGCCCTTGGCCGTCCGCCGGCATATCGAGAGGATAGCGGCGCGAGTAGGCCCCTAGGCTCAAGACGCCCACGATACGAACCATCTGAGGCTGCGCGCTGGGCTCGGGCTCAAACGTAAGAGACATGCGCTCCTCTTGGAGGAGGGACTCAATGGCGTCATCGATAGACTCCGAGGTCGCGAACTTGCTTCTGGTCGTTTCGTTCCAACCCTTTTTGGCGATCGGCTTGAGTTTGTCCTGAATCCGCCTGAGAGCCGCGTTGAACGCTTCGCGGTCCTCATAGTCGCGCTGCTTCTGCATCTGCTCAAGGATGCGATCGGCCACGGCCAGAGCTTCAGGGCCACCGCCCTCGATAGCCTTCTGGAATGCGATCTGAATCATCTCCATGGGCTGCATCGCGGTCTGGGTATGAGCACGATCGAGCGTCAATTGCTGATTCATCTCCCCGCCGTCAATACTGGATGGCAGCGCCATTCCACCTCGTCCACCAGAGACTCTGTGGTTGCAGGAATCACTTGTTCCGCCCGCGCCGGGATAAGCTTCTTGCCTACCACAACACGCTCGCACACAGTCTCGCGAAGAGAAGTGATATCGAACCGAACTAACGGGCCAAATTGCAGTCTGATCCACGCGAAACTTTCGTTATAGTTTTTCTCGACCTTCTTCACGCGGGCCATGCGGCGGGTGAGATCGGCAATGGCCATTCTTCGCGCGTCATCTCCGCCGTCATGCAGGTAGAACGAACGAAAGTCGGCAGCCACGATATTTGTGTCGCCGCCGGGCACAAAATCGAAGTCATCGTTTGCTTCCACGAACGCGAGCAAGTCGCGCAGACCTTGAATCAACTCCTGATTCTTTGACATAACCTTCTCCTTGACATTCTGTTGCAGGTCACTTGCCATACAACCACATCCCCAACTCAAACATGATCACGATCCCCAGCGCCACAGCCGCATAGTTCCAGCTCCACAACGACGGGCGCTTGCTCACATACGCAGGCTCGCCCATCACTTCCTGCGCCCAGTACATTTTGATCTTGTTCGCCTCATGAGTAGCCTCGGCGCGGTAACAGCAGCACAGTTCGTCCGGCATCTTGCAGATCACGCAGCAGGGAACGTGCTTGGCTGGCGGTCCGACGCGGAGGATGACTTGGCAATCTACTGGCTTTCTCACTTACTGGCCTTCTTTCGAATAGCGGATTTCTTCGGGGCTGGTTTCTGATTGGGTGCTTCCATGCTGCTCTTCTTCGCAGCCTCTATCGCTCTTCGCTCATCCAACACGCCTAGTCTGTACTTCAATGCCACATCTTCTATCGCGTGCTTTAGAAGACCGAAAGCGATCGGATAAGTCATGCCCTCTTCAAAATCCATCTTAATACCGAGATTGTCAGTTAATTCCAGAACGATTTTCATCTCATCTCCGTCGTTTTCCAGGATCATTCGGGCGCGGTCGAGGAGTGCGCGTTGTCCTTCGCGTCTCTGTCGGTTTTAGCTTGCATCCGCGCCCGAAGTTCGACAGCTTCTCGAATAGCGTCGTTGATGTTATCCAAGGCGGACAGTAGAGTTCTACCCTTCGCCACACATCCCGGTAATTCGACGCACTCAGCTACTGTCCAACCGTCGTCGCAACCAATTAGGTTGATTGTGAATTCCGTCTCGCTCATCTCATCTCCCTAATCGCATTCAGAATCCTCTGCCGCGCTTCCATCAAATCCGCCCGCACCGGATCGCCTTCGTGTAACTGCGCTATCTGGGCGTCTACAACCTACCTAACCGCAGGAACGTACTTCGAATGAAGCTCCTGTTTTGTCAGCGCGTCGTTGTCGTTCCCCGGCAATGCGTAGTCATCGATAGCGTTCAACCGGAATGGGCTGACGATCACGCGCGGCTCGATATACATCGGCGTAAACTCTCCCTTGGTCGACGCGCATATTACCCACGTACCTTCGGCGCTTGGCGGCATAAATAGACCGTTCGGCTCCGACTGCGGGATGTTTGGCCCAGCCGAATTCATCGGATTTACCTTTTCGGGGTTGGAAAACTGCACTCCATACGGCAATCCATACCCCATAGAATCGCAGACGTGGTGCAACCGACCTTGCATATCGACCATGTACGTGAACGTCGCGATATTCCGGTCGCGCATCTCATACAACCGGCGCATCACCTTTTTCTCAGTGAAGTTGGCGATTCCTGGCATCCCAACCTGAGCGTTACCTTCGTTCGATAACTGCTCCTGAGCAATACGCTGATCGTGGTCCGACTTGCTCTCGTTGTTGCAGCCATCCGTGTCAAAAGCACAGCATCCCAAGACCACAATGGCCAGAGCCCCCACCAAAGTAGCCCTCATTGCGCCCTCGCTTCCGCGACACAAGACTGCTCATCCGTGGGCAGCTTCCCAACGTCGATTGTCGATGCTTCGTTGCGGATCTCACCAGCTAAGGCAGTCTTCTGCGCTCCATCCGCTGAGTGGTACGCGAAGCACTGCTGCTCAAGGTTCTGAATCTTCCCCTGAACGTAGCTCTGCGTGTTCTCGAATACCTGCCTCCGAACGCTCTCCTGCTTTGGAGCAAAGAACTTGTACAGGAAAAAATCGTTGCCCTCAAATATCCACGACAAGCCGAGGATCAATATGAGGACGCCTACAAATCCAGCGATATACTTCATGCTCTATTCCTTTCCCATCCAGGCGTAAACGTCGTTTCGGTCATAACCGCGTCTCCCTCTCCACCACCATTGCCGCCGTCTCCGGCCTCAGCCCCTCTTCTTCATAACGCGCGGCCAGGTCAAGCAACTCATGCTCGCGCTCATTCCCATCCAGCGTCACAGGCAATAACTGCGCATAGAACAACTCCCACCACTTCGCCTGCGAGCGCTCTATCGATTGGAAGTCGGTCATGGCTGCTCACGGATACTGCCGTCGTCATTGGCGCGGGTGCGAAGCATCTGGATATAAACGGTGATCTTCTCTTGTGCATTCGGAGCCGCATTGTAGGCCTCGAGGATGTCCTCCGGCCAATACTTTGGGCTATCAAACACCTCTAGTAAATCGGAATGCTCGTCTATCTCCGCATCAATGCCCAGCAATTCCGCGCCGTCCCTCTCACACGCTACCGCGAACGAAATATCAAAACATGCTGAATGCGCTTTGACTTCTGCATTCAGTTTTATCGCTCCGACTTTCAGGAGCCGCGCAAAACCCGCCGCACACAGCGTCGTGCCGCACTCGCCAGCCACGCCGAACTCCTGTTGATCATAGAAATACTTTCCATTCGCGCGCATGATCTTCTCAAGCTTGTCGATTCCATCTTTGCTCAGAGCCATCTACTTCTCCTTATCTTCCGTCCGCCGTTGCTGATTCGGCGACGGTGTTGTTACTGGCTTACTATTTTGGAGCGATTATTTTATGATCACTCAAGACTTTCTGCTGGCGCTCATTGTTCGCGTTGTACTCGTCCATCTCTCTCCTGGTGCCCTTGTTTTTCAATTCCTCATAAGCACTATCCAGTGAGTTCTGGTAGTAATCCATCCACGCCAAATACGCTTGGCGAAGAGGGGACTCGGGGAGCGAGGTCATGGACCACTTACGGATACGATCAATGCCTCTTTGTTCTTCTTCGAGGCGACCACGCCACCTGTTTAGGCAGTAATCTCCGCTCATCCATACGGAAAGGTAGTTGTAGTCTGGAAATTGCCGACCATTGCACACTTTGTCGCACACGGCCATTGATAGATCATCTTCACTCATGCCGTATCCAAGAGAGGCTGGATGGGTTTTATCGACGGGGTGGGCAGATTCAACAGCAGCAGATATGTCGTGGAATCCTGCTATCCCAATGATCACCAACAGCAATAGACCCTTCACGCTTATCTCCTTCACTTCGCCAGCCGGGGCGAGTTACCTGGCGGCCTTCTTCTCGTAGCGCTTCTCAACAGGTTCATAGCCCATTGCCCGCGCAAGGTTATCGGTCATATTGCGGCGTCCGCTCAGCACGTCGTTGATGAAGCTCGGAGGCATCGCTAGGCATACAGCGACGTCCTTCTGAGTAGTCGCGCAGCAGCGAGCGCGCAGGTCGTTCATCAAATCGGCTTGGGTGTAGTGCTTCATGCTCCCTCGAGGTCGAACTTTAGCGCAGGGAAGAGGTCGGCTGCACGGCGGAAACAGATTCGAGCATAATAAGACGCCCGTTCAGCGTTGTCGTAATTCATCACGAAAGAAGTAGGGTGTCCAGCAAAATCGCGGTTGATATGCTTGCGACACACGTGAGCCGCGTGATCGATCTGCTCTCTTAGTATCTCTTCTTTGGTGCGATAGTCGATGTACATGATGCTCTCTCCAGTGCGAGAATACTCGCATATCCGCGAATCCGCGTCAACAACTATTTTCATATTTATTTCCGGCTCATGGGCGAGAGAGGATTGACTCGGCGTAATCGGCTACGCAATCGGCCAGTTCGCGCGGGATGGTGGCGACTCGCGCTGTCGCCAGCTTGCGAGCTTTACTTACGCTGGATGCCGAGAGCATCGGATCAGTCTTTCTTATCGCCTTTTTCTGTTCTGCGGTCATATCGCGAAATCGCGTGCCGTTGGGAACGCCGCATCCCTCTGTGCCGCCGGTAGCCAGCCTCATACCCTTTTTCAGACCTTTTGGCAGGGAGGGCGGTACGCTGTTGCCCCATAAGTAGAAGCTGCCAGCGTGTCCCTGTGCGGGGCCGATGAACATCTGAGCCGCCCGCACGTTCTCCATGACAAAGGGAGCGCCAGCGAGGATGCAGAGAGATTTAGTGAAGTTGAATAGTTCGATCCCTTCGACGGGCCACTTGGGATTAGGGAAGAAGTGGCGCATGCCCCACACGGAGAATTTCTCGCAGGGGCTCGAGGCGCAAACGAAATCGAAATCGCTTACGATCGCGGGCGTGAGATTGAATACATTGCCCCTGACGAACGTGCAGCCGCGCGGAACCTCTTCAGGGGGCGTTAGGTCTATGCCTATCACTTCCCAGCCGCGGGTAGCGAAAGCGCTTCCCCATCCGAAGCGGCCGCAGAACAGATCGAGCATTCTAAACATGGTTCCTGTTTATATCACGCTCGTCACGTCGCTACAAGCGTGATACACTCCTGCGTATGCCGTTTGTGAAACTGGACACCGGAATCCTCGATTCGACCCTTTGGATCGAGAAAGAGCAACGAGACGTGTTTATCACCGCTCTCCTAATGGCGGAGCCTCGCGAGTTCCTTGATCCAATTCCCCAGATCAGGATCGGCGATCTCGAGCTTACCGGATTCGAGGCTCCGCCAGGCTGGTATGGATTCGTTCCCGCGGCAAGCACAGGAATCATAAACAGGGCCGGGGTAGATAAAGAGTCTGGAATGGAAGCTTTGCGCCGACTTGGGGAGCCTGAGGCCGAGAGCCGTTCCAAGGAGTTCGAGGGTCGGCGCATGATCCGCATGAATGGCGGATTCATCATCTTGAACTATATGAAATACAGGGACAAGGACCACACCGCAGCCGAGAGGCAGAGACGTCTCAGGGAACGCCGCAAATCGGTCACCGTCACGCGTTATGACGCAGGTGTCACGCGTGACGTAACGCAACAGTCACGTGACGTCACACAAGCAGAGAGCAGAGAGCAGATGCAGAGAGCAGATGCAGAGGGGGAGAAGCAAGAGCCTCCCCCTGACAGCGGCTCCGAGCTTGCCTTGGCCTCCTGGGTCTTCGAGGAAGCCAACGTGCCGTGCGACAACTCCATGGTCCGGTATGGCGGCGAGTGTATTCGCAAGCTGGCGCGGGAGGCCGGCGTATCGTACCGCGACGCAGCGCAGGTGATTCTTGAGGCCATGAAGCTTGCGATCCGGGATGGGACGCGCATCACCCGCTTCTGGCTTGCCGATCAGGAGTACAAACCTGGGCAGCCGAAGAAGACCAGCAAGCGCGCCGAGCTGGAGCAGGAGCGTGCTGAGATGGCGCGCAGGGTGGAAGAGTCGTTGAATGCAGAGTAAATGGTGCGTAGGGAGGCTAGGGTGAAAATTGAATTCGCGAGTATCGGGGACGGCACAAACGTTCAAGTCTCGCTTATGGAGATATTGGGCGACAGTGAGGTAATCAGGGATCGCTTCTACACCGCGCAGCGTAAATTCCCTTTCTGTATGGTCAAGACTATGAATGCGGAAGAGTATGTTCAAACCTTCTACGATCTAGAGGAGGTGATGAGAAAGCCGGTCATAGGCGGTCGTTGGGCTCACCTGCATCCCTACTGGGCAGAACGCCAGGATATACGGAAGCGGCGGAGTGAGGAGAAACGATGAGGACGGATGCTAATCGCTTGAAGTGGTGTGAAGGTATGTTTGATGCGCGTGATGAAAAGGTGCGTGCGCGTACTACTATTTTCGTCACGACACGCGCCCCACATCTTTGTTTCTCTCCGTTGACAGGCAAGACGCACGACATTCCTGCGGGAACACGGGTGATGCGCGAACACGCAATAGTAGACGGACTGTGGTGCACAAGCTATTCATGTGTTGGGTGTATCGATGCTTATCTAGAACGGGAGAAACTGGATTAACCCCATGCCCATTAAGCCAGCCGAAATGAGCGCGATTTACTACGCCTGCTGCGACGCCAAGGGATACAAGGGCAGCGACGAGCAACTGAAGCTGTGGAACAAGACCCTGGGTTATGCGGAGAAGGTCGACCTTCAGGCGGCGCTGATTCTCCACTGGAGCGACAACACGGAGTTTCCCATGCCGGCCGACCTGCGCCACCTGGTCGAACGCGCCAAGAGAGAGCGGTTAATGGAGTCGGAAGGCCCCAAGGAGCTCGTCGAGTACGAGTGCCCGCAGTGTCATGCCCCATTTAGCACCGTCGTCGCTGTGGGCGACTGCAGACCGAGAATATGCCTTGTAGTGGACTATCGCAATCAACTGACGGGCTGCCGCGTGCGATTACGCGAAGTTGGGCGCGGATACCGGATCGGCAACCAGAAACGCGCATAATGGGCGAATGGGAATCAGCCCAAAAGCTAAGGGAATGGTCAGACGAGAACGCGTCACTCAAAATATCCGCAAATTGCTTAAAAATCAAGAGCTTGTTCGCCTCGCCGAGAGCAGAAATAAACGGTTGGGATTTGACGCGGGCAAGACAAAATGCTAGTTTTTCCGTGACGCGCGTACACAACTTTTGGTAAAGTCAGAGGCATCGTATGGCAAAGCAATGCAATCCCGAGACACAATCCGCATCCGGCTCATCGTCCATGTCGTCACCAACGGACTCAAGTCGGAACGCGTCTACATCAAACCTGAGCTCACTGGTGGAAATGGCAAGGATTGCACTCGAGTTATCCGCGCAAAGTAATCGGCCTTATGGATTCAACGTCAGCGTTCCCGAGGTTCGCTGATGCCCCCTGGTCGTCCTACAGACTTCAAAGAAGAATTCATCGAGCAAGCGCAAAAACTGGCTTATCTCGGCGCAACTGACATGGAAGTTGCTGATTTCTTTGATGTTGACGTGCGAACGATTTATCGTTGGAAAGCGACAATTCCAAGATTTTGTCAGTCCTTAAAGGCCGGCAAGCAAGAAGCCGATGATCGAGTGGAACGCTCGTTATTCCAACGCGCAGTTGGATTTGAGCACGATTCGGTGAAGATCTTCTGCCAGGAAGGTCAAGTCATCGAAGCGCCTTTTCGTGAATATATCCCTCCTGACACCACGGCAGGCATCTTCTGGTTGAAGAATCGTAAACCGGCCGAATGGCGCGACAAGATCGATCACGAGATGTCCGGCGAAGTCGCGATCAAGCGTGTGGTCAGCGACATTTAGCTTCGATGATACGATTCAAGCGAGGTGAGCGATGCCTTCCTACCCCGCTTCACAGCCCGCGGCTTTGTACCAGGGCGCGCAAATCACGCTGGTCAATAACGCAGCCACCGATTCAGGAATCACCACGACAGCACAGTTTGCGATCGCGCCGCCTCCCAATGGGGCTGGGCTGACCATCATGATCGTGAACACGACCAACCAGGCGGCGACGGGGCAGTTTTCCTGGCTCGATGTTGCTGGCGATTATCAGCCTCTGGTGGGATGCGCTGTGCCGGCAGGCGGGTCTCTTGCCTTCAATCTGTCGACGGGCTGGATGCGCTTTACATTCACTGTGGCGCCGACGTCAGGCTCTCTGGCGGTGTCGCGATGAAGTGGCTATGGATTCTATTGTTTCCGCTCGCCGCTCTGGGGCAGGCTTCCAATCCACAATACGTTTACACGCCGACCAATCCTAACGGCCTGGCGTGCACGTATCTGTCGGTCGCGTATCAGTATCTTGGCAATATTTACACATGCTCGAATGGGAGCACGTACACGCAATCGAGCGCTGCGGGAGGCCCATTCGTCCCCCTGGCAGGCGGCGCGTCCAATCTGATGACGGGTCCACTCTACACGCCAGGAATAGGAACCATCTATTACGTAGATGGCTTTCCCTCGTCCTGCACAGTGAACGCGGTCGCTTATACAACTCAGTATGATTGCGCGAAAGCGACTGCCATACAGAATTCTTCCTGCAACTGGAGCTTGATGATGGGAGTTGGGACTTATCTCACCAATACCAGCACCCTACTCGCTCCCGTTGGTTCTACTAATACATGCGGCGGTAACCTCTTCGGAGCCGGAAAGACCGCGACAGTGCTTTTGCAGAATGCGTCCATTTCTACCGGGACTGTTTACCTCCCTATTCCTGGCAGTTCGGCTGGCTTGAAGACTTCGCAGATCGAGAATCTGACAATCGATGCGAACAACCTCGCTCCCTATGCTCTGCAATATTCAGGACAGAGCTACAACAGCAATTTTTCCAACCTGGTCCTCCAAAACGGAACCACCGGAAATGCAATCTGGGGCGTAGACGGAAACTCGCTTGCTCAGAACGACAACATGACCGTTCAGGGCGTCTTTGGAACCGCGACGGGGTCCTGCACAATCTCTCGCCCCTGCGCCAGAAACGGGGCTCTTGCCGTCTCCCTTTCTGGTGGAGCGCCGGTCATTACGGTTACCAACGGCGGCACTGGCTACGACTCGAACACCCAGGGCTGGCTGGTTGGCTATCAGAGCGGCACGTCGTTGAATCCATGCACTAACATGCAGCCCATCGTCTTCACTATTTCGGTTGGGGGGGCGATCACCGGAGCGACGAGCGCCTCGACCGGATGCACTGGCGCTGTTTACGCTGATATCGATGATGAGTCACAGCAGTTCGGCCTGGATTTCGACTACGTGACCGACTCACAGATTTCTCTGCCCATCAGCACGACCGGATATGAGGCGGGAATCCTTGTTCGGCACGGCAATAACCATTTCGTTGGCGCGCACTCTTACCTATCGACTAACTTTACCAACAATGGGAAGTTTGGCGTCGAGAATTACAACACCAATTCGTTCTACGGAACCGACATGGGGGAAGTAGCTCTAGCTGAATTCGACAACCACGGGACAATCGCGGTCGAAGGCGCTCACTACTTTTCCGGTATTCAAGTGAGTGGCAGTTCCATGTTCCGCAACGAGATCGCGGGCGCTCATATCTATGCTCAGGACGTCGATTGCGGAGACACGCAATCTGCGGAATACCACACGCTGGCCGACTACACCGGCGCCTTTGATTTCAACTCTGCCGCCCTAATAGGAACGGGGCACAGTCTGCATAATATCGCTTACTGCGGCAGCGGCTCGGGGTTCACGATTTGGAGTTCGCCCAGCGTTAACAACTTCAACGGTCTGACTTCTCCTTATCTCGAAGCTCTTTCAACGACAGCGTCGGAGACCGTACAAGGTGGGCAAGACGCTTCAGCCAACGCCGCCCTAGGCAGTATTACGGTGCGAGGCGCAGACCAGACTGGCGCTGGCGGAGGTTTTTCTGCCGCTGGCGGATTGTTGCTGCGTGGGGGAAATAACGCAGCAACTAACGCAAATTCTCTGTCGGGAGGGGCGGAATTAATAACCGGAGCATCGACGGGAGCAAGTACTCCTGGGATCAATGAGCCCATAATCGTGGGACGGGTATTCAAGTTTACGGGTACTTTTACGCAATGGGCTTTGGTGTGCGCTACGAGCACTTTGGATACCGTTCAAACTTGCAGCGGAAGTCAGACAGTAGGCTATATAGGAGTAGCCTTCAGCCAACCTTCCTCGACGACTGCGCTGGTGGCATTGCCTGGGAGCATCGTACCTGTTAGCGCACATTCGCAGGCATTAGGTAACGCCGCCTGTCTCGGCGGATTCGCCGGACAGATTAGTACGAATGCAAATGGGTGTGGGATTTCTCTCCTGTCGATTGGAACCATTGTAGCCAATTCGGGGACTTACACTTATCCCGATGGAACTTCCGCCACGCTCTCGTCCTCGCTCGTTCTTGTAGCTCTATCGTCGTCCAACCAGGGCGTGGTTGCGTCGGCGCGGAAGGGTATTTTTGTATGCACCAATGCGGGCACCATCACAATTTCCAACACACTCGAATCGGCCACTTCCGATGTGGTGATCAGCATGAACGCGCAGGGCGGAACAATTACCACTCCGCCAGCAATGAAGACGGTGACGGCTGGCACGGGATTTACAGTGCTCTGCGGAGTCACAGATACGAGCACCTACAACTACGACATTCTTAATTGAGGAACCGCATGAAACATCTCGCATGGCACTGACCGAAGACATTCGCCTCTCTTCGCTGATCTCGCCTACACCCAAGCAGCGCGAGTGCATCGAGGCGACGGATCAGTACCGCTTCGTGCTCTATGGCGGGGCCGCGGGGGGCGGCAAATCGTATCTCCTGCGTTGGTGGTGTCTTCGGCAGCTGCTCAAGCGATTCGCTGCGACCGGGATCAAAGGATTGGTCGTCGGCCTGTTCTCGGTCGATTACCCCACGCTTCAGGATCGGCAGATCGGCAAGATCGAGCACGAGTTTCCTAAGTGGCTGGGAGAAGTCAAGCGCACGGAAAAAGAGGGCCTATGTTTCTTCGTCAAGGATGAGTTCGGCGGCGGTCGAATCGCGCTGAGGAATCTGCAAGACCCCAATTCCTATAAGTCGGCTGAGTTTTGCGACATCGCCGTAGAAGAGTTGACCGAGAACAAGCGCGACGTCTTCGAGGATCTAGTGTTGTTCCGGCTGCGCACGCCTGGCATAGAACGGCCATGCTTCCTGGGCGCCACAAACCCGACTGGCATTGGCCTCCAATGGGTCAGAGCGCTCTGGCCGGATCACAAATTCCCTAAAGAGTTGCAGCACATCAAGCATGAATTCAAGTACGTGCCGGCGCTGCTCTCGGACAATCCCCATCTGGGCTCCGATTACAGGCATTCTCTCGAGGGATTGCCGGAGAAGAAGCGCAAGGCATTGCTCGATGGCGATTGGACGATTCCGGAAGGACAATACTTCATCAACTTCGAAGAGTCGGAACGTAAGGTCCCGCACGCGATCGTGATGCAGATCGTGCAGCCATGGTGGAATCACTGGATCGGACAGGACTGGGGATTCAAGCACGCCAGCCCCGTCTACTGGCACACAGTCGGATTCGTGAGCCCGGAGCAGGCAAAGCTGTTGGGGCGCGCGTGGGATGCGCCGCGTCGCTGCGTGTTTACTTATAGGGAACACATCGCAAATTTAGCGGATACAGACGAGTCCGAGATTGAACTCGGCCGTCAGTTGCAAGCCAAAAGCGCGGGCGAAAAGATCAAGACATGGATTCTGTCGAGCGATGCTTTCGGCAAGAAAACCAGCCAGAACACAGCGGCTCAATTGCTCAAACAGGGAGCCGACAAGCTTCCCGAGCCGCAGCCGGCGAATATGGACCCGGGATCGCGCGTGGTGGGCTGGAGGTTTGTCTACTCGCTGATTCAGGCTGACACATGGTTCATCTCCGACATGTGCCCGGAGGCGATCGCGGGTATTCCGTCGCTCGAGTACGACTCCGATAAGGGCGGCGAAGATATCCTGAAGACGGATCATCTGTATGATGATGTCGGCGATTGCCTTCGCTATGGGCTTGTGGACATGCTGGGCACGACCAAGGTTCCGATGGAAGTGCGGCGCGCCGAGATTGCGCTGCCGATTACCGACCCGACAGAGAAGGCGATGGCGATGCGCAAGTTTGAGTCCGAAGAGCGGCACAAAGGAAAGCGGAGGACGCGATGGTCGGTACGATAAAGAAGTGGCTCGGCATCGATGTGTTGGAGCGCGAGAATAGGGCGCGAGCAGATGAAATTCTTATCCTCACTGACCGACTCAAGCGTATCGACAACTCAGTCGCTGAAGCGCTCGCTTCAGCCTCCGATATGTTGTCCCGCGTAAATAGTTTGACACCGGAACCAGCAAAGCCGAAGATTGTAGCCGTACCGCAACGAGTCAACTGGAAGCAATTCAGGACTGCGGCTGAAAGAGCCAGCGAACCGGAGCGCGAGGAAGCGTGATCTCTGAGGCGAAGAAAGCGGAGCTGGATGTGATCGCAGCCGAGCGCGCCGGCCAGATTTCGGGCCAGGTGATACGGCCAGTCCTCGAAAGACATTTCGAGCATGAAATCCTGCGGCGTCTCGACAAAATCGAGCGGCTGCTAGAATTACCGCACGGAACCGCGTTTCAAACAGGAGTCTTTATGGCAATCGGCAGCATTGCACCGGGCACAACCGGACAGTTCGCAGGCTTGGTGAGCTTCCCTGCAGGAGCCACCGTGCCCGCGGGATACAACCCGCTTATGACCTGGAGCTCATCGGACAGCTCGATCACATTCGCGCCAGCAACCACCGACGCGACCAACGGCGCGATCCCGCTTGCCAATCAGGTTGTGGCGTCGGTCCCGACGGGCGACACGAATACGACCGCAACCGTGAGCTTCACCTTTGCGGCGCCTGATGGCACAACCATCACATCGAACGCGGTTTCATTCTCGATTCCCCAGGCTCCGCCTCCGCCTCCCGCCGAGCCGACTGGGATTGCGACGCAGGTGGCCTGATGACGGCCGAAGCAATGTCCCGCCTGCAGAATCCGCGCCGCCCCTCTCCCGCGCCCATGGCTGCTCCCGTGAAAGTCGATGCAGGGGAGCAGCCTGAGGGCGATCATATGCACGCCGCCGCAGAATCCCTCCACGCCGCCGAGCCCGGCTCAAAGCACATGATTGTCTCCCATGACGGCCTGGGTATGAAATCCCATGGCATCCATGAGGATGGGACGCATGAGCCGGAGCAGGGCGCGCACGATCACGAGAATATCGAAGAACTGAAGTCGCATCTGGGCAAGTTCTTCAACGAAGAGGAAGACGAGCCCAAAGAGGACGATGACGGCGAAGAGCCGGAAGAAAATCAGAGCTTGTACTAAGGAGATGAAATGCCAAAGAATCCGACTTTCTTCGCGGGTCAGTATCGCGCTGTTGCTTATGCTTACGGGATCGTTCCTGAAATCGCTGGGTTGATCGTTGATAATCCAAGCGGGTCCACTTCCGGCGGGACACAGACGCTTAATGTAGCGTTCGGAAACGTGACGCTTCAGGACGGCACGGTCATTGCTCCCTTAGCGACTAACTCCCCGGTGACCGTCGGCACGGGAGCCAACGCCGACACCGTGACGCCATCAGCGGTGAGCAATTCGACGCCGCAGGTCTACCAGTCGTCCAGCTTCACTGCAACGACTTTCTCTCATGCCCACGGAACAGGCGACAAGGTCGCCAGCGGCACGGTCGGACTACAGGAGGCCATCAATGCGGCTTCCGGCGCTGGCGGGGGCGTCGTCATCGTTGACGCGGCATGGGTACAGGCAGGCGGCACTGACGCCATTATCGAAGCCGCTACTGTTAGCGCTGGCGTGTCGATTTTGGATAACCGCACTGGCGGCGAAGAAGGGGACGCCACAGTAACTCTTACCGCAGCTCAGGTCAATACGATGTTTACTACTCCGGTCGAACTGATCCCAGCGCCAGCCGCTGGCTCGTTTATCGTCGTGGATCAGGCGATTCTGGTTAATGAGAACGGCGGCACCGCATGGACTGGCGGCGGGGCGCTCACCATTGGCTATTCGAACGCGAATCCAGGTTCGCCCAATGCATTGACCGGCACGATTGCGGCAACCTTTCTGACATCGCCAACTGTCAAGCAAATTATCACGTTGGCCGGCGCGCAGATCGCATCGGCTGCTGAATCGACCGTCGATGCGCTGGGCATCTTTATCTCGAATGCCGGCGCCGTCTTTGCCACGGGGACTGGCTCACTCAAGATTCGACTTCTGTATTCGGTGGTGAAGAGCTAAGGAATATTTGCATGAGCATGCTGGGCGCGCGCAAGCCGAAGAAGTGGATCGCCGGGGCGGTGAAGCACCCCGGCGCGCTCACTGCTGAAGCGCAGGCGTCAGGGCGTTCGAAGCTCGAACAGGCTGAAGTGGATTCGCATTCATCTGATCCATCGAAGCGGGGGCGAGGTCTTCTAGGGATGCGCTTCATAAAGCATAAAATATGACTGGCGAGCAAAAGATCGCACTCATTCAGCAGCAAATCTGCGAAATCCGCGCTGGCTTGCTTTCGTTCATAACCTGCCCCTATTGCGGCGCCGAAAACACGCCGGCAGACGAGAAATTATGTTGCGCACTGTTCGGCGAAGCGAGCGCGGCAGTGCTGGACCGCATGGAGAAGCAGGAAGCGATTGATTTCCTGAACACCGTAAACGATAAGGTACATTAGAGCGAATGGCAACGGCTACTCTACCCGTCGATGATCCAGCCACTCCCAACGATGGCGATCAGGCTATCGAGGATCATCCTGAAGAAATCGAGGAGCCAAACGAGCCGCCAACTTACGGCGAGCGAAACTGCTATCTTCCCGAGCAACTGAAGAATGCGCTCAAGGTGGCTCTCGAGTCTCTGGCCACAAAAGAACTTTACGACCGTCGCCGGCACGTCATGCGGGTCCGCAGAAACAAATACTACCGGCATGGATTCCAGCACATCTATGAGAACCGGCAGACCGGAATGTACACGCTTGGCGTGGCCGGAGAAGCCGTGGCCGTTGGAAGCGGATTCGTTGAATGCCCGCAATATATCGGCGACTACAACATCGTTCGGCCCACAGAACTGGTTATCGAATCCGTCCTCACGCAAAACCCGCCGGGAATCGACTTCCGACCCAACACGCAATCGACCGAAGACCTAGAAGCCGCCAACACTGCGGAGATTTATCGTGAATTCTTCGATCGTTCCAATGACTCAAAGGGTATTCAACTTAAGCTCGTGCAGGCGTTCTGTGAATCGGGCCTCACCATCGTCTCGGTCAACACCGAGGCCAACGCGCAACTCTGGGGCCTGAATGACAACGGCGAGGCCAAGCAGAACGAGACAGCGCAGGTGTGGGACGCGCTGAGTAGTCGCGTGTGGCCCCTGACAGCAAAGACGCAGAATGAGCTCGATGCGGTTGTCCTCTACAACGATCCCACCATCAATTCGGCCAAAATGCAGTATCCGCACATCGCCAAAAAGATCAAGGGAGATTCTTCGGGAATTTGCGAGAACGCCTACGAGCGCATCGCTCGGCTTGGCGTATTGCAGGGGACCAGGCGATACTCTCAGGTCGGAGACTCGCTGACGCATCTCTGTGTGCGCGCCAATTGCTATTTGCGGCCGTGCAACTTCCTCGACGACAAGTTTGATGATCCTTACGAACTGTTCGCGGGCGACGAAGAGAACAACGTTCCGCCCGATAAGCCCGAAGATAACGAAAAGGACGATGGGACGCCGTTCTCGGTGCGCGACAAGTTGAATCAGCTTTTTCCCGATGGCGTCCAGTGCGTGTTTCTCGGTAAGACCTATGCCGAATCGTGGGCCGAATCGATGGACGACACGCTCATAGTCGGTTTCCCCTATGAAGGCGACGGCATGAATCGGGAAGCGATCATCGACGACGCGATCGTGATTCAGGACTTCACGAACGATCTGATGAATTCGCTTAGGGAAGCGCAGGATCTAGGATGGCCCCGGACCTACATCTCTGCCGAAGACGAAGAATTCGACGCGATCCAGGACCAGCGATCGGAGCCATACGCGTTCGCGCTGAAAAAGGCGCGCACCGGGCAGCCTCTCGAGGCGGATTTCTTCCGTGAACCCGATCTGGTGCTTCCGCCGACTCTGGTGCAGTTGATGGAGTATCTATCGGGTCCGTTTCTGCAATTCGTGCTGGGAACGCCGCCAGCCCTATTCGGCGCCAGCATGGAAGACCAAAAAACGGCAGCCGGCTATGCTCAGGCGAAGAATCAGGCTATGGGCGTTAAGGGTATTCCCTGGCAGAGCGTGCAATGGATCATGGCGAAGATGTATTATCTCGCCGCGCTCAAGGCCAGCAAAAATCCAGATCACGCCGCGCAGATTCTGGTCCCCGTGAAGGGCCAAACACAGGTTTTGAAGCTCGAAAGGCTCACAAAAGGCAAATTCGGGGCGTTTCCGGACGAAGATTCCAGTTTCCCTGAATCCACATCCGCAAAACGGGTGCTTCTGCAGCAGCTTTTGACTGTGGCGCTCCAAAACCCAGAGATTTCAGCGCAGCTTTTGGGCGATGTTTACAACTGGGAGATCATTTGCCAGATTTTCGGCTTCAAGGAGCTGCAATTGATGGAAGCCGAGGCTGGAAAGAAGCAAATGCGCGAAATCGAGGAGCTTTTGAACGCTTCTCCTATTCCGCCCAGCCCGGAAGAGGTTCAAGCATACGCTTTGCAGCAGCAAGAGGCTCTGAAGCAACACGCCGCGGCTACATTGATGGCCCAGCAACAGGGATTGCCGGAACCTCCCGCGCCCCAGCCGCCCAAGATGATCGCTTTCCCGTCGGAGGACCCCAACGGCCAGCCCACGCAATACCCAGAAGACTTGCTGAAGCCGTCTATTGAGGTCGATGATCTCGATTTCCACCAGTGGGAGGGCCCATGCGGTCAGGATTGGCTTTCAACCGAAGCCTGCTGGCGCGAAATCAATGTTGGCCGCCCCGGGTCCGATGGCACGCCGATGCCGAATGTGCTGGGCGTCGAGAATGTTAAGCTTCACACCAAGGAACATCTGGCCCGCGCTGCTGCGATGATTCAGGCGCAACAGCAAGCAATGAGTGCGATCACACCGCCGAAACAGGGACCGCCTGCGCCTCCACAAGCGCCCGCAGCCCCGCCGACGATGTAAGGAACTGCTGAATGATAATGCTTGACGCAAAAGGCGCAATTGTTACTCCACCTCTAGCAAGACAAATATGCGCTCAAATTGCGCTCAAATTTGGTTATATAGACGGCTTGGACATATGGGCCGAGATGCACCCGTCTCAATATGCCGAATGGGAGAACTGCGCAGTCATGGTTCAGAGGATAGACGTTAAGGAACCCGACGCTAACTGGATGCCGCGCCGAACTTTCGCTAGTTTTCCCGTGGAGTTCAATGCACAGTTGTCTCCAAGCGTAATCCTGCTAAGGAAAAACCACGAAGTCATAGCAGAAATCGCGCGCCTTGGACTCACAGAATGGAAAGACTTACAGTAAGGAGAACGAAATGTCGAACACCGACAAAGTGTTGAATAAGCCTACCGTCCAGCAAGTTATCGATCTGCTTGCGACTTACCCGCCCGACGCCAAATTCATCCTCGAAGACGCCGACACGAATTGGACCATTAGGACGGTTCATGTCAGAGAAGGCGATGGCGAGGTCTGTTTCTATGGTGCTTACAGCGAAATGGAGAGAACGTAATGGCAGATCAAGCCCTTTTGGACGTCCCCGTAGATGAGGTAGTCGACACGGGCGTCGACGAGTCGGCTGATTCCGGCGCTGATTCCAATGCAACCGACGATTCCTCGCACGCCGACGCTGCTGCCGGCTCGCAACAGGATACTGCGCCGGTAATCACCGATGCGAACGGCCAACTCAAGCTTTCCGAGAAGGCGCGCGCAGAGCTTGATCGCATCAAGGCCGACAATCCTAAACTCGCGCGCGAAATGCGGGCTGCGCTGTTTGACCGTCAGACGTTGCTTGCCAAAGTTCCCGGCGGCGTGAAGGAAGCGCTTGCGACCATCGAGGCGTATGAAGCCGAGGGCGGCTCGGAAGCTGTCCAGCAGGTCAAGGCAGAGTTGGGTCAGTGGAAGGATCTGGACGCGGATTTTCAGGCCGCGAAACCGGAATTCGTCAAAGATATTGCGACCGGCAATCCCGAGGCATTCGTCAAGCTTGCTCCAACGGTCATGACCGAGTTCGCCCAGCGCGCGCCGGAGCACTTCGCCCATGAAGTCTCCAAAGTCTTCGCGCAGGACATGGCCGCGAATGATGTTGTGATGAATATGCGGCTGCTCCAGCGCGAGATCGCCATGCTACCCGAAGCGAATCGCGGGGAAGTGCAGAAGCTCTGGATCGCGCTGGCGGCGTATGTGGATCGCGTCAATAGCCTGGCCAAGACCGCGCCGAAGGCGGAAGCGAAGCCGAATGTCGCGGCGTCCACAGAATCGACCCCGGACAACTCTCTGACTATCGAGCAATTCGCCTGGGAGCGCACCAAAGTCAAGGATTCGATCACCAAGACGGAGTTCGAGAAGAACGCCAGCGGGCGTAAGCTCTCCGAAGAGAAGATTTCGACCATTCAGGAGCTTTACGAGAACGCGCTCGACAGGATGGTCAACTCGATCCCCGGCCACACTGCAAAAGTAGATCGTTTCCTGGCCGCAAAGGACAAGGCCGGCTACCGCAAGCACATGGAAGCGGCGATCAGGTCCAAAGCGCCCGAAGCAATGGCGGCGGCGTTCCGTAAGGCTGGCGTCGGGGCGAAGCCCGGTCCAGCAGCCAAACCGGCAGCTAAGCCAGCAGCGGGAGCGGCCAAAGTAGCGCCGACGACGGGATTTACGCGAGTGGCCACGAAGCCGAATCACAATGAGGTGAATTGGACCCTCACTGCACGTATTCCCGGCAAAAAGGGCGGCGACGGCAAATTCATCATGCGCGATGGGTCGAAAGTGCTGTTTCAGCGATAGGAGCAGAACGTGGAAGCGCGAATTCAAGGCACAGTGAAGTGGTTTTCAGGGCAGAAGGGCTACGGGTTTATCGCTCCGGACAGCGGCGGTAAAGATTGCTTCGTTCATCACACCGCGATTCAGATGGACGGCTACAAGACTCTCGAAGAAGGCCAGCGCGTCACGTTCGCCATCGTGCGAGGAGCCAAAGGGCCTCAGGCCGATGCGGTGACCGTGATAT